ATAGATAATAGCACCCCACCCCCTATTGGTCAAGTTGAATGGGTAGGCTCAAATGAAATGCCATAACTTGTGACATGTAGTTCAAAAAGACACCCCCCACCCCCTACTATCATTACTATCATTCACAATCCCCACCCCCTACTATCATCAAAATGAAATGCCATAAGTTGTGGCAATTTTATTATTGATAATGAGAATCATTCGCAAGTAATATTATATTTATGATAATGATAATGAGAATCATTCTCAAAAGATAGGCAATAAAAAACCCTAGCAAAATAACTGCTAGGGCTAGTTTAAAGAGTTAAGTTTTAAGCGTGCTTTTTAATAGCTTCCTTATTAACTTTTGATAATTGAATTATAATAACAGCTTCCAAAGCTTGGGCTAACTCAATATTAAAAGCTACTTCATTAATTTCAAATAAAGCTTTAAACTCTTCTACTCCTAAATTTTCAATATCTAATAATTCCTTAGAAGCTTCTACTTCACTTGAAGTTTTAACGTCTTTATTTGCCATAACTTGTGGCTTATTTTTAGCTTCAGTATTTTTTGGGTTCTTAACATTATTAATAAAAGTGTTTAAACCTGACAAAGTAGAAACTTTATTATCACTTTTCATGAAATCATTTAACAATATTTCTTCATTACTAGCTATGTTATAAATCCAAGTTAAATAATTTTTAAAGCTTCCTTTTCTTACAAGTTTAAGTTTCATTTTAGTAGAACCATTTTTAAGCTTAACTTCTTCTTCTTCTATCATGTAAGGCATAGCAAGCAATAAAAATTCATTTAAGCTTTTAGCTTCTTTAGCTTTTAACACTTGCTTAGAAAAGCTTACAATGTCTTTAATAGCTAGTCTAATTGCTTTGTCATTAGATATTACGGCATCATAAAACAAAGTGTTAAAAGTGTTAGCAAGTGAAGTAGTATTTTTTAAATTTGTCATAACGTTTTTTCCTTATTTAAGATTGATTAATATTACTTAATTAAAGTTATACGAAATTTTAAAAGCTTTGTCAAATCGATATGTAAAATATATTAAATGCCATAACTTGTGGCATATCGACCAATTAAAATTTTATACTCCCATACTTTCTTTATGGGTGGCATTGTTAAAGCTTGGCATCATTACAATAATTAAAAGGTAAACTGATAGTGTAACACTTGCCAAGCTTTTAATATTACTAGTGTTTACAATGGTTTTTAATAGTATTTATTATAAATTGCAGGTAAAAAAGATTAATTTCTACTTGTTAATGAGAATCATTCGCAAAAATTCATAGTTGAGGTGGGTACGCCACTGCCACTACCCCCGGTATAGTACGTATACACAGAGAAATACACAGATAGGGAAATATAAGTGTTAACCACAAGTGATTAGTGTCAACTATGTATGTACTAGTACACTAGTATTTGCACGTTATAATGTTTTTTGGGTAGGGGGGTTGACAACATACCCTTTGTCCGGTATAATTATGTATAACATATAAAGTGTTAACATATAAGATATATATAAAAGAGATGATAAAGAACATATTAAGTGTTAACATATAAGATATGTATAAAAAAGATGATAAAGAACATATTAAATGCTACATATTAAATGTAACAACTAATACCCTCCCTACATAAATATAAATATCCGTGCTAAATTAAATTAAGGCTTGACAATGAAGCAAAAATCAGTAAAACTATATACACCAGAGAATATGCTTGAAGCATTTTATCATGCAATACAAACAAATACACTTCATAGGCTACATATACCTCATAGCTCCGTGTTTTATGTACGTGCTGCCATAGAAGCTGGCACTGGAGTGAGATATACGCTTAAACACGTAGAAACTGCTATGAAAGCAGAAGGAATGTTAAACGAAAGTTAGGTAATGTTTGAAGCATTTGTACTTATATGCCTACTTAGTAACCCAACTAAGTGTTCTACACTAGAAGATATGGAAGGTCCATATAAAGATAGGGATACGTGCATACAAAGAGCCTATGAGATAGCATCCCAACTACCAAGTTACCTACCCATGTACATAGCTAAACAATACATGTGTACAGAACAACCTAAAGGCGTTAGAATATGAGCATTAAATACCGTGGTGAGACATTTGAAGGTTATAACAAACCTAAACGTACACCTAAACACCCTACTAAGTCACACGTAGTCTTAGCAAAAGAGGGTACTACAATTAAATTGATTAGATTTGGTGAGCAGGGAGCTTCAACAGCAGGAAAGCCTAAAGCAGGTGAATCAGATAGAATGAAAAAGAAACGTGCATCGTTTAAAGCACGACATGGGAAGAACATTGCTCGTGGTAAGCTTAGTGCTGCGTACTGGGCTGACAAAGTAAAGTGGTAAGGAGAATAAGCAATGGCAAAATCATATGCTGAAATGGTTGCAGCAGATAAGTTAGCTGCTAAAAAGAAAATAGAAGCTAGAAGAGTTAGAGCAAAACTATTAAAGGAACAATCTCGTAAGCAAGATAGACAAATTACAAATAAAATGACTAAGGCTGAAAAAAAATATATGGAGACTTACGGTTTTTCTCCTAATGCCATACCTGCAAAAAAATCAGATAATAGAAAAGTTATAAAAGATAAAGTTGGAATAGCATCTCAAGTTAGTAGTACTGCTTTTAACAAAAAGAAAATACTAGAACAAAAAAATAAACAAGATGATGACATAAAAAAGGCTGTTTTTTTAGCATCTAATAAAAATAAAGATATTAAAAAATCAAAAGCTGGTGATAAAGAAAAAAATGTAACAAAGAGTAGTAAAGATAATTATAAATCATATTCATCTATAGCTGCAGCTAAAAAAGCAGGTTCTTTGTATTATATGAAAAATAATAAGAAGATGGCGGCTGTATATGCTGAAGACTTAAAAGGTATGAAGGGCAACTCACCTAATGCAAAATTAAGAATGTATTTAAATGCAGAAGAGAAGAAAAGAAAGGCTAATTAATTATGTTAAAGAAAGTACCTACTACAAAAACAGGATTAAAGAAACTACCTACAGCAGTACGTAATAAGATGGGTTATATGAGTAAGGGTGGTGTACCTAAGAAAGCAAACAAGGGTATGCTTATAATTACTATTGGTGCTGCTAAGAAAAAGAAGTCTACTAAAAAGAAGAAAGCTTAATGGTACTACGTAACTATGGTAAAGAATACAAGAACTTCCAAAAGAAAGAGGAAGAGAAAAAGAAACGTGCTAGTAGAAATGCTGCACGTAGAATGTTAATGAAAAAGGGATTAGTTAAAAAGGGTGATGGAAAAGATGTTGCTCATAAAAATGGTAATCCTAAAGATAACAATCCAAAGAACCTAGCTGTAGTTAGGAAGAGTAAGAATAGAAGTTATGCTAGAACTAAGACTGCTGGCAAACTACATAGGACTGCATAAGGAGAAGAACAATGAAACACGGAATGAAAGTTAAACCAAAGAAAATGAACATGGGTGGTTATGGAGCTGCTACAAAAAAAACAAAGGTGGCTAAACCTAAAGCTACTAAAATGATGGGTGGTGGTTACGCAATGAAGAAAAAGAAGTAACCATGAAAGGTGTAAAACATTACCTAAAGGATGGAACTGTGTGGACAGGTGGTCTGCACAAGATGAAAGATGGTTCTTTGCATACAGGTAAGACACATACTAAGTCTAGTAAGAAGTTACTACACTATGGTGACTTGAGTAAGACAGCATTAAAGAAGTTGGAAAATGGCAATAAAAACAAAAAGCAAAGTTAATGCAGCTGGGAATTACACCAAGCCCTCATTACGTAAGAACATATTCAACCGTGTCAAAGCAGGTGGTAAGGGAGGTTCTCCCGGTCAATGGTCAGCCAGAAAAGCACAGATGGTGGCTAAAGCCTACAAAGCAAAGGGTGGAGGATATCGTGGATAAACAAAAGTGTGATACATGCACATGTTACGAATGTGATTGTGAAGAATGTACATGTGAGTGTCATGAAGAGACACTAGCTGAGAAAGGTAATGATTGAGTTTGTACTTGTGTTTATGATGGGATTAAAAGTCATAGACCAAACACAGACCTTTCAAGACATTAATAGATGTCTATATTTTGCAGAGAGACTACACAGGCAACCGTCTATACCACAGAAGGAAGGACCTAACCTACAGATAACAGCATATTGCAAACCTATAAGGAAGAAGTAAATGGACCCAGTAACTATATCCCTTGCAGTAGGTGTAGCAAGTAAAGCATTTGATGCTATCAAGTCAGGGTTTGCTATGGGTCGTGACTTAGAACAGATGTCAGGAGACATTGGCAGATGGATGGGAGCAGCAAGTGATGTTGACCAAGCTGAGAAACAAGCGAAGAATCCCGGAGTGTTCGGTAAAGTATTTGGTGGTGGAAGTATTGAAGCTACTGCACTACAGGCTTACTCAGCCAAAAAGAAACTTGAGGAACAAAGATATGAACTCAAGGTATTTTTAAACATGACACAAGGACCGGGAGCTTATGATGAGCTTCTTCAGATGGAAGGTCAGATACGTAAACAAAGACAAGAGACAATATATAAACAACAACAATTAAGAAGACAAATAGGTGAAATAATAGCATGGTTAACTGTGGTACTTGTAATAGGTGGTTTTGCTTTTTTATTGGTAAGTGTTTGGGTAAACAGAGCACAAGCATCTGTAGACACACAACCAAAAACTTTTATTCTTAGAGATGAAATATAATGACACCATGTATAGGTATGTGTAAATTAGTAGATGACGTATGTGTAGGATGTTATAGAACGATAGAACAAATAAGGGAAGCGTATGAAAGCACCACAAAAGTCATTAGCAAATTGGACTAAACAAAAATGGAGAACTAAGAGTGGCAAGCCTAGTACACAAGGGTCAAAAGCTACCGGTGAACGTTATCTCCCTACGAAAGCGATTAAAGCTTTATCTAGTGCAGAATACTCAGCCAGTTCGGCTGCTAAGAGAAAAGCAAGTGCAGCAGGTAAACAAGTATCTAAACAGCCAAAGAAGATTGCAAAGAAAACAGCGAGGTTCAGATGAAACTAAGGACATACTTAATATACTTGGATATAGCTAAACCCTTTCTAAAGATAGGTAACTATTTCTACAATAAACATGTAAAATCATTACATAAGTTTCAAGGTAGAGTTTAGTGGTTACAGTAGAACAATTCCTTAAATGGAAGGTACTACCAAGATTTATGATGCTTGCAAGTACAATGATGTCATGGAGATGTGCTGAATGGTTTATGGACTTAGATAATCCAACAGCATCTCAGTCAGCTTTTGTATCAGTAGTTATGGGTGTGATGACAGGTGTCTTTGGCATTTGGATGGGTCACGAACATAAAGGAGAAGATAATGTTAGGAGCACTAATAGGACCAATCGCAAGCCTAGCTAGTTCATGGATGAGCAGTAAGGTTGAGAAGGTCAAAGCAGATGGTCAAGCTAAAGTTGCACAAGCTAGAGCTAAAGCAGTTGTAGCTGAGAAAGTTGCTACAGGTGAAGTCGCATGGGAGAAGTCTATGGCAGATTCCACAGATAATTCATGGAAAGACGAATTTGCCTTGATTGTTTTGTTATTACCTGCTATACTAGTGTTTATTCCTAGCATGACAGAATATGTTAGAGTAGGCTTTGAGGTACTTAATACATTACCTGAATGGTATCAGTACCTTTTATTTATAGCCATATCAGCATCTTTTGGTATTAAGGGTGCAGGAGCAGCGATGAAAATGATGGGAAAGAAATGAATTTAATTACACTACAGGATGAGATAGCTAATGACGAAGGTGTTAAGTATGAAACCTATAGATGCTCACTAGGACATTTAACCGGAGGAATAGGACACTTAGTAACTGAATGGGATGAAGAAGTATACTCTGGACCTGTAGGAACAAAGATACCACATCAACAAGTGGATGAATGGTTTGCGAAAGACATAGAAACAACTATAAAAGATTGTAATCTATTATTCTCGCAATTTAATAACCTACCTGAAGACATACAGCATGTACTTGCTAATATGTGTTTTCAATTAGGTAGACCAAGACTGTTTAAGTTTAAGAATCTAATTGCAGCAGTAGAAGATTTAGATTGGGCTAAGATGGCAGATGAGATGGAAGACAGTAATTGGTATAGGCAGACAACTAACCGTGCAGTTAGATTAATAGCACGTGTAGAAAAAGAACTTGTTAAGGAGCTACCTCTATGAGCAGAGAATTAACTGAAAGACAACAGAAGTTTCTAAATGTTTTATTTGATGGAGCAGGTGGAGATGTAGTACAAGCTAAATTACTTGCAGGTTATTCTGAAAGCTCTAGCACAACAGACATAGTTAAATCACTTAAAGATGAGATTATGGAAGCTACACAGCTTTATATGAGTAGGAACGCACCTAAAGC